CTACCTTTAACACCAAGATATTCATAAATTTGTAGATCTGGGCATTCAAGAAAATGACGTGCTTGATTGAAAGGAATTCGAACCTCAACATCCGTTTCTTCTGAAATATCAACAATTCTATTAAGAGAAGTATTAGTATTAGCAGGAACAGTATTAAGATTAGCTTTAGGATCCCAAACAAGTCGAATACGACCACAATGATATTTAGAAGCAATAAATTTGAAGCGGAAGATAATATCTCCACGCCAATATTTAAAATTTTGTGACAACATGCAAGCTGGTGTCATAGCATACTCGTAACCTGAAGTTGCGTTTGGCATAACTTGATAATTGGTAGGTCCAACTGGAATATTAAAGAGATCCACTTCTGGAGCATCTGTAGTATCCCAATTGAATTCACCAACATAAGCTTCTCTCCCAGCAATATAGGAGATGGCCATTTCATCTTCTTCAGATAAACCAACAGTTCTAGGATCAACACAAAGCTCTTGTTTAGGATCTAGAGCAAGAGTTTCAGCTGGAACTTTAATACTACCACTATTCATTGCATGATATGGTACATTTCGTACAGGTAATACATCCACTATATTAGGTGGATTAGTAAAACCAAACAATGAAGCTATACTACCAACAGCCGAAGCACCAATTTCTGTTGCTTTAGCAAAAATTCCTATAGTTGGAATTTTAGTTAGAGGTCGAGCCATAGCAGCAATAGTAGAAGCAATTGACGAAATAGGCTTCTTAGCATATTCATCAAGACCTTTACTAGTAGCAGCTTTGAAAACTTTTGTACCAACTGAAGACCAACCAGATTGAACGGCTGATTCAAAAGTAGGACCAGAAAGTTTCACATCTTCAGCCCAAGCATAGAATTGAATTGTACAAGATTGACCAACTGAACCATTTGCAGAAGCAAGAGCAATGGCTTCACGAATATGAAGTTTGCCCATTGCCTGCAAATCGGAAGCACTAGTTAATTCTAACCAATCAGTATCATAGAAAAATGGTAGAACCATTTCTCCACCAGTATTTGTTTGAGGAAAAACCCAAACATGAGGAGCAGAAGTTAATTCTACTAACTGCAATGGATTCGTAGTAGTAGAAATATTATATCCATGATCTGTTAATGGTTCATATGTACAAATAACTCCACCATACAGAAATGGAGTTGAATTAATCATGATTTTAAGATGCAATTTACAACTTATATAAGCATAATTATCAATCTTCCTCTTAATCACAGCATTATTAAAATACAAATGCCATGGTAAAATGGAAGAATAACCACTAGGAGTACCTAGGGTCAAAGTTTGCTCATGAATGAGCGTAGGACGAGATAAAAAGTCCTTAAGTGCACCAATATCAATCTGATCGGAAGTGAACGTGGAATCCATTTCACTCGTAATCATATTCATATCAGCAGGATCTGCATCCACAAATTGAGTTAGTTGCTGCATTTCATTAGGTACAGAAACAGCTTGATTTTGTGGGGTAGAAGTTAAATGTGCCGAAGCATCGGGTTGTTCAGTTATACTGTGAACGACAGATTCAGAATTTGTTTCAGAGAACATTATTATTTAACAACACATAGTTGTTCATCTTATGTGTTGCGATCTTCAATAGATCTATATCCTATATTTAAAGAGCCGAACATACATCAGTAGGACCATATTTAGCATCCTGCTCTATTCTTATAAGTTGGCATACATACAATTAATTAGAAGATAATAATCATACAGTATCTTACAAGGTGGAAATCTTCGCTTTTTCTCGCAGAATTTTACCTTATTCTTTTGTCAGAAAAATTTCTGAAGCGTCATTATAACGCTGAATCAATTCTTCCCAGAGTGGGAAAGCATTAATATTTTCTGAATAGTCTAAAAGACCATTCGATCGAGCTATCGTCAAAAACTTCTCACGACGATTCTCGAAAATTTTCTTTCCGTACCAGAAATATTCATCTAGTGCGGAACGAAAAACACTTAACATATGTTGTTCAGGAACGTAATTATTGTTCCTAACACATTTCGTAAGCATTTTACTTATTGACGCATGTTCAATTGGACCCACAATGGCTCCAATATCACGATTGTATACAAATTTGCGTTTAAGGAAAGATGCTTCACGAATA